TCCGCCGCAGGCACCGTGACTATCGCCACAACCAACACAACTGGCGCGGCTGTTAATTTGGCTTCCACGACTGTCAAGTTGGTCATTGGCCGCGTGGTCTAATTAGTAAGGGGGCTTCGCGCCCCCATTCTACAGAAAGAAAATCATGGCTACATTTCGTTGTTTAGCAAGTGGTAATACGGTGACGTTCACTTTGCAACACGACATTGACTCGATGCGCGGCCACGGCGGCTACGTTCTGGTTGATGAGCAAGGCGAACAAGTGCCGGTCCAAGAGGCCAGCAAAGAATTACCGATGACGGCTCCAGTGCCCGTAAAGCGCATGGGTCGGCCTCGTAAGATAGTGGACGTAATAATCTAAGGAGCACATCATGTACGGCAAAGCCCCCAAAATGTCTGAATCCAAGAAAAAAGTCACACCTGTAACGGTGATGATCGCCGTGGGCAAACCAAAGCCAATGCCAAAACGTGGCCAGCGCACCATGACCAACAAAATGGCGAAGAAAGGCAAATAATGTCTACCTTTCAACTTGACCCAAACAATGTACCACTCGGCGTCCCGAGCTTGGGCACCACACAAATTTTTACTGTCACCAACTCCAGCGTTCAATCAACGGCGTTCGGCGCAAATACCACGATGATTCGCGTGTCTTGTTCGTCGGGGCATTGCCATTTCGCAATTGGCACAAACCCAACTGCAAACTTGACAACATCACCGATGATGCCTAACAACTTTTCTGAGATTATCCGCGTCAGCCCAGGCCAAAAGATCGCGGTTATTAAAGATGCTACGGTGGCTGCATCAACATTTTCTGTGACGGAGTTGGTATGAAAACCAAAGCCGAAAAGAAGATCAGCAAGGTCATGCGCGAGTTCAAGGCTGGTGAGCTGAACTCCGGCAAGGGCGGCCCTATTGTCAAATCCAAGAAACAGGCAGTGGCCATCGCCCTGTCGCAAGCTGGAAAGGCGAAGAAAAAATGAAGCCCGGTCTCTACGCCAACATTAACGCCAAGCAAGCCCGCATCAAAGCGGGTTCTGGCGAGAAGATGAACAAAGTCGGCTCCAAGGCTGCGCCTACCGCTGCCGACTTCAAGAAGGCGGCCAAGACAGCCAAGAAGCCCAAAAAATGAAAACCCCAGCCTGGCAGCGCAAAGAAGGACAATCCAAGACCGGGGGCTTGAATGCCAAGGGTCGGGCGTCTTATAATGCGTCAACCGGAGGCGATCTCAAAGCCCCCGTGAAGTCGGGCGACAACCCTAGACGGGCCTCCTTCTTAGCACGCATGGGCAATATGCCTGGGCCTGAGATGAAAGATGGTAAGCCCACCCGGCTGCTCTTGTCTCTAAAGGCTTGGGGTGCATCATCCAAAGAGGACGCTAAAGCGAAAGCCAAGGCGATCTCAGCCAGGAACAAGAAATGACCTATCTTCAACTCATCAATGATGTGCTGATCCGGCTGCGTGAAACGCAAGTCTCTACCAGCACGGAAACCACATACTCGACTTTGATTGGCAAGTTTGTCAACGACGCCAAGCGCCAGATTGAAGACGCCTATGGCTGGAACGTGCTGGGCCAGACGGTCACCATCACCACGACGCCGGGCACCTACATCTATTCAATGACGGGTGCTGGCCAGAAATTTCAAGTGATGGACGCGCTCAACACCACGGCAAACGTGGGCTTGCAAAACATCAGCTTTGTGCAGATGAACCGCTTCCAGAACTTGGTGCCCGCAATCAGCGGCATCCCCGAGTACTACAGCTTTGACGGCGTGGACGGCAATGGCGACACCAAGGTAGTGCTGTACGCACGCCCAGATAACGTCTACGTCCTCCCGTTTTCGTTGACCGTACCCCAAGCCACACTGTCTGCGGATAACACGTTGGTGATGGTGCCTGACGTGCTGGTTGTGCAAAGCGCCTACGCCCGTGCCTTAGTTGAGCGCGGCGAAGACGGTGGCCTAAACAGCTCCGAGGCGTACCAGCTTTACAAGGCAATGCTGGCCGATTACATTGCGCTGGAGAGCACCCGCTACCCAGAAAGCCAAGAGTTTGTCGCCATATGAGCCAAACCCTTCAGACCGCCAGCATCTCAGCGCCAGGCTTTTTTGGCCTGAACACGCAAGACTCTCCGCTAGATTTGGCGGCTGGCTTTGCTTTGGTTGCGACGAACTGCATCATCGACCAGTACGGACGCATTGGCGCTCGAAAAGGTTGGGCGCGGGTCAACTCTTCGTCTGGCGCTCTTGGGGCCAACAACGTGGGCGTCATTCACGAGCTGGTGCAATCTGACGGTACACTGACGGTCTTGTTTGCGGGCAACAACAAGCTGTTTAAATTAGACGGCTCCAACGCGGTGGTCGAGCTGACCTACGGGGGCGGGGGTACTGCGCCGACGATCACGGCCAGTAACTGGTCGGTGGCTTCGCTTAACGGCATCACCTATTTCTTTCAGGTTGGCCACGATCCGCTAATTTTTGATCCTGCGGTCAGCACAACGACCTACCGCCGCGTCAGCGAGAAGACAGGCTATGTCGGCACCGTGCCTGCGGGCAACATCGTGCTTTCGGCTTTTGGTCGGTTGTGGGTAGCAGACACCGCCACGGACAATGTAACAGTCTCGTTTTCTGACTTGTTGGTTGGTTACGTTTGGAGCACAGGCACATCCGGCACACTGAACATCAACCAAGTATGGCCAAACGGCGCAGACAACATCACTGGTTTGGCCGCGCACAACAACTTTCTGATTATCTTTGGCCAGCGTCAGATTCTGGTTTATGCGGGCGCAACCACCCCGGCCACAATATCGCTGCAAGACACAGTGGGGGGCATTGGCTGCATTGCCCGTGACTCCATTCAAAGCACAGGCAAGGACGTTTTGTTTTTGTCCAACTCGGGCGTTCGGTCGTTCGCCCGCACGATCATTGAAAAGTCAGCGCCCCTGGGCGATCTGTCCAAGAACATCCGCAGCGACTTTATGGGTATCGTGGCTGGCGAGACGTTGACCAACATCAAGACAGTCTATTCCGAGTCCGAGGCGTTCTACCTGCTGACGTTGCCGTCGGTCAAGGAAGTGTACTGTTTTGACACCCGCGTGCAGTTGCAAGATGGATCGTTTCGCGTCACTACCTGGAACTCAATTGAGCCAACAGCATTGCTGTCAAAACGCAACGGCGATCTGTTAATTGGCAAGAACGGCTACATTGGAAAGTACAGCACTTACCAAGACCACGCATCGGCCTACCGAATGCAGTACTTTACCAACCATGCTGATCTTGGCAACGCCAATGTCACGTCGCTGCTCAAACGATTGAAGGTGGTGGTGATCGGCGGCACAAATCAGTTTCTCACGCTCAAGTGGGGTTTTGACTTCAGCAGCAATTACCTGTCTGCCAACGCGCTGATTCCACTTCAAGGCGTCTCCGAATACAACATCGGCGAATATGGCGTTGCTCAGTATTCTGATGGCGTGGCCTTGCAAACTTTGTCTGTCAACGCAAGCGGCAGCGGTAAAATTGTGCAAACGGGCTACGAGTCCAACATCAGCGGCGCGCCGCTGTCGATTCAACGGATTGAAATTCAGTCCAAAGACGGGAAAATGTCATGAGTAATTACACGCCCAGCACAAACTTTGCCACCAAAGACGCGCTGCCGTCTGGCGATCCACTGAAGATTGTTAAAGGCACTGAAATCAACACGGAATTTGTTGACATTGCCACGGCTATCTCGACCAAGCAAGATTCAGATGCTGCGGTCAATCTTAGCGCCGCGCAGACCATCACAGGGACAAAGACCTTTAGCGGCTCATCTAGCACTCTGGCGTTGGTGCTCAACGACGCAGCAGAAGTGGCTACGGTCTCGGCCACCGCAGCTACAGGCACGATCAACTACGACATCACTAGCCAGTCGGTGCTGTTCTACACTTCCAACGCATCCGCAAACTGGACCGTGAACTTGCGCGCCTCTAGCGGTACAAGCCTCAACACAATCATGAGTGTGGGCCAATCCATGACCGTGGCTTTTCTTGTGACGCAAGGCACTACGGCGTACTACAACAGCGCCGTGCAGGTGGACGGCACCTCCGTGACCCCAAAATGGCAAGGCGGCTCGGCCCCTTCCTCTGGTAACGTGTCCAGCGTGGACGCGTACGCTTACACAATTATCAAGACTGCCTCGGCCACTTTCACGGTGCTGGCTTCTTTGACGCAGTTTAAGTAGGAGTAAGAATGCCTTTAGCTTCCACGTTCGGCGCTGCATCGGCTCGCGGCTTTGGCTTTTTGTCAGGCAGTCTCCTGCTGAATGTCGAGTACCTGCTTGTAGCTGGCGGGGCCGGGGGCAATCTTGTGTTCGGCGCTACGGCGGGCGGTGGTGGTGGTGGTGGCGCGGGCGGGTACAAATCGGCTACGGCTGCTCTAACGGGGGCCAACACAATCTCTATCGGCGCGGGCGGCGATTACAACTCCAATGGAAGCAACAGCTCCATATCAGGGGCAAATTTATCTAATTCGGTGCTTGGCGGGGCCAGTTCTGGGACAGGCGGTTCTGGGGCTGGTGGCTCTTTTAGCAGTCCCACAGGCACATTGGGTACGGCGGGGCAGGGCAGCAACGGCGGTAATGCCTACACTGCTGGCGGCGCAGACCACAGTGGTGGCGGCGGTGGTGGCGGTAAGAATGCCGTAGGATCGGCGGGCAGTGCTGGAGGTTCCAGCGTCAACGGCGGCAACGGCGGTAACGGTCTTGCTTGGCTTGACGGCGTCACATACGGCGGTGGTGGCGGTGGTGGCGCGAATGCAGCCTCTGGCAGTTCATTTACACCAACAATCAGCACTGGCGGCACAGGTGGCGGTGGTAACGGCGGCAGGTCCAAAGGGTCTGGTTTTGTTGATTTACAAACAAACGGAACGGCAAACAGAGGCGGTGGTGGTGGCGGTAACTCTGAATTCTCAGGCAACGTCGCAGGTAGCGGTGGTTCTGGCATTGTGATTATTCGATACTTGAGCGGAGTGCAAAAAGCGTCAGGTGGCACCGTCACTACGGCTGGCGGGTACTACTACCACACGTTCACTTCTTCAGGCACGTTCACTGTTTCTTGAGGCAACATGGCACACTTTGCACAAATCAACGAAGACGGGCTTGTCACGCAAGTGCTGGTGATTGACCAAGCGACTTTGGATACGGGGCTTTGGGGTTCTGTAGAGTCGTGGGTTCAGACCAGCTACAACACGCATGGCGGCGTCTACTACACCCCTAACACGGCTGTACCAGACGCAGATCAGACCAAAGCGTTGCGTAAGAATTTTGCCTCTGTCGGCTTCACATATGACGCCGACCGCGACGCGTTTATCCCGCCACAACCCGCAGGGGATGGATGGGTACTTGACGAGTTTTCATGTTCGTGGGTGCAATCCACATGAGCAGGTTTTCCTTGGGACACGCAGTGGCCTGACGCACCCTTTTAAGGAGAGAAATTATGTGGGATTACGGTAAGTTTATTGAGGCTCTGAAGTCTGGCGACGCAAACTACGCAGCCGAGTTGGATGTAGTCGCCTATACATCCAACGCACTGAAAGTGAAGGTCTGATATGGCATATTCATGGGATCAAGCCTACGGGGCATACGCCGATTCACTTAGGGCTGGCAATGTTACCAACGAAAGAATACAAGAGCTTTACGGGGATTTAAGCCCAACTTTTGCCGCGAACATTATCAAAATCAAATCTGATATTGACGGTCAAAAGAAGGCGGGTACGGCGGATTATTGGGGCGCGGGTAATCTTGCGTCGCCTGATTCGGCGGCTTGGGACGGCGCATTTCGGTTGGCCGAAAAAGGTGTTGGTTCGTTATACGACCTAAGGCAACAAGATGGTGTGACTGTCAACACTAAGACAGGAGAGCCATTGGTTGGTTTTGGTAATGCCTACAACCATGATCTTGACTTTAACCTAGCGTTCAACGAAGCTGGGGTACCCATCCTGACGGCGTCCAACCAATCTAGTGAATGGGTTTCCAAGTACCGCGCACCTTTAACAGCGGCAGCTTTGCTTGCCGCCGGAATCTATGGGCCTGAGTTGCTTGCGGGTGCAGGTGCTGCTGGCGGCGCTGGCGCGGGTGCTGCGGGTGCTGCTGAACTTGGTGCTGGCGGGCTGCTTAGCGGTGCAGGTACTGCGGGCGCAGGAACTGGCTTGGGTACTGGCATAACCGCAGGTGCAAGCGGACTTGGCATCAATGCGGCTGGCGCAAGCGGGCTTGGCATTAACGCAGGCGCAGGTCTGACAGGCACTGGTGTCTTGACTGGCTCTACGCTTGGCACAGGGTTGCTGGGTACAGGCGCTGCTGGCCTAGCTGGCTTAACAGGCACAGGCGTCTTAACTGGCTCGACGCTCGGCACAGGGCTGCTTGGCACAACAAGCACAGGCGCGCTGACTGGCACAGGCATTTTGACTGGCTCTGAGTTGGGCACAGCGTTGCTGGGCACTGGCCCCGGTACTGCGGCTACAGTTGGCGGCGTAGGCGGCACTTTGGGCGCGAACTTAGGCACGGGCGCGCTGAATACGGGCATAAGCACGGGCGCAGGCAGCGCGGTGTCAAGCGCGGTTAACGCGGCAGCAGGTGCTGGTGCTGGTGCAGGTGCTGGCACAAAAATACCCAGCTCCCTTCTCTCAGGTGGTTTGACTACCGCTGCGGGCTTGTTCCAGTCAGCCGAAGATCGTGCGGCAGCCGAGGCGGCTGCTGCCAGCATCAACGCTGCCACGAAGCAAGCAGTGCAGGGCGCGCAGTTCCGGCCTATCGGTACGACAACGCGCTTCGGCTCGTCGCAGTTTGGCTACGACCCTACAACGGGTCAGATGACCAGCGCGGGCTACCAACTCAGCCCCGAGGCGCGAGCAGCGCAAGACCGTTTTGCGGCGCTGGCAAACGCGGGCATCACGCAAGTCGAAGGCGCGCAGGCGCAGTTCGCGCCTTTGCAAACTGGTGCGCAGAGTCTGTTCAACTTGGGTAACCAGTACCTTGCGCAGTCGCCGCAAGATGTAGCGCAGAACTACATCAACCAACAGATGGCGCTCTTGCAGCCTGGTCGTGAGCTTGAACTGGCCAACTTGCAAAACAGGTTGCAGCAGCAAGGCCGTGGCGGTCTGTCCGTGGCGCAAGGCGGCGCTTTTGGTGCAACGACACCTGAGTTGCAAGCGTTGTTCAACGCCCGCGCTCAACAAGAGGCGCTACTTGCGGCGAACGCCCAGCAAGCAGGCCAGCAAAACGTCGCGTTTGGCGCAGGTCTGCTCGGCACGGGCGCTCAGACTCTGGGCAATTACTATTCGGGCCAGCAAGCCGCGTATGCGCCTTACACTAACGCAATGAGCCAGGTCACAGGCCTTGAGACCGCAGGTCAGCAACCGTTTGCGTTAAGCACTGGCTTGGCAAACCAAGTGTCTACCGCAGGCGCAAGGGCAGGTGAGCTCGGCTTGAGAGGCGCTGGCTCTGCCGCTAACATCACGACAGGCCGTGCGGCTACAACCGACCCGTTTGCTCAACTGCTGGCGGGGTTAGGTAGTAATTCTGGCGTTGCCACTGGCATCGCAAACCTCTTTGGGAGATAACATGGCTGAAATCGTAGGGAGTTTGTTCGGCATCACGCCCGACTTGTACGAACGTCAACTGGCTGCGCAAGACCAAGCGCGGGCCATTCAGATGGCTGGTCTAGAGCCAGGCGTGCGCGGCGCGGCGATGATCCAATACGGCGCATCTCAGCTTGGTCGCGGCATCGGTAGCCTGTTGGGTGGCCAAGACCCACAGTTGCAGCTCATCAGCGCCCGCAACCAAATCGCTCGTCAGATCGACCCAAGCAACCCAGAGTCGTTCATGAACGGCGCGCAGATGCTTGCGCAGATGGGCGACATGCAAGGCGCGAACGCTCTGGCCGACGCTGGCCGTAAGGCCCAGGCCGAGCTGGCCTTGGTTGGCCAGCGTAATGCAGCCGCGAAAGCGTCCATAGCTCAAGCAAACCGCGAGCGCGAGCCGCGCGCTGCGCCTACGACCACTGAATTAACCAACGCGCGCGCTATTGCAGCTCTGGCCGGGCCTGAAGGCTCGCCAGAGTACATTACCGCGTTTAACAACGAGTACGGACGCTTGACCGCGCCCAAAGATGCCAAAGGCCCAGCGTTTGGCACCGACCGCGAGGCTGTCTCCGCAGAGGTCTACAACAAGTCGTTTGCGCAGCTCACACCTACTGAGCGTGCTGTGGTCAACAAGCGCGTCGAAGATGAACAAAACCGCAAGGCCAAAGCAGGTGCAACAACGCTTGCGCTGCCAGGCGAAAAAGCACTGGTGGACATTCCTAAGTTCCGTAACGACGTTCAAAAAACCATTGAACCTCAGTCCAAGGCTGTGTTTGCCGCCGACAACGCCCTGACCAACATTCAAGACTCCATCGACACTGGCAACTTTGCGTCGTACCGCGCCGCGCAGGTGCAGTTCGCCAAGGCCATCGCTGGCGCTGGTGATTTGAGCCAGAAAGAGCTGAAGGCGGCCGGGGCTGACCCAGCCTTGCTGGGCGGCACGGCCGACTACATATCCACTTTGTTCTCGTCAACGCCTACGCTGGACACGCAGAACAAGATCAAACGTACCTTGCAAGCGATCAAGAAGGTGTCCACCGACAAGGCCAACGCCGAGATCGAGAGCCAGCGCAAGATCGCGCTGCGCAACAAAGGTTATGACCCTGCCGCTGTCAATGAGGCGCTGAACTTCCCTGAGTTCTCTGCCGCGCCTGCGGCTGCGGCTGTTGCGCCTCAAACCGCTACTAACCCAAAGACCGGGCAGCGTATTATGTCTACCGACGGCGGCAAAACATGGACCCCAGTGAGGTAACAGCATGGCACTACCAGCAGGATTTGTTTTAGACCCAGAATCCGCGCAGTCTTCAGGACTGCCTTCTGGCTTTGTTCTGGACCAAGAAGCGCCAACAGGCGACTACCGCGTTGAAGCCGCCCGTAAAGGTGTGGCGGGCAGCGCCGGGATGGTGTCGGGCGCAGCCAATGTCGTATTCGACACGTTGTCCAAGCTGGGCATCAACCCCTTGGAGATGGGTATGCGTGCGGCTGGTCAGCCAGCGCAAGCCCCCGCAGCAGGCGTCGCTGACGCTTACCGCACGGGCCGCGAGGCTGTACGCCAGCCGCTGATGCAAGCAATGGGCAGTACAGGCGCGGCGCCGCAGGGCGGCGGTCAGAAGATGATCGCCGCTGGCATTGAAGCAGCAACGTCGCCAGAAAACTATTTGTTCCCCGCGCTGGCAGCAACTCGCCGCATGGGGATGCTTGGCCAAACCATCATGCGCCCCGCCGAGCAAGTCGTTGTGGGCGCTGGTGCTGAAGGCGGCGGTCAAGCTGGCGGCGCGATAGGCGGCAAACTTGGCGGTGAGACCGGCGCAGCAGTCGGTCAAATTACCGGCGGTCTGCTGGGCGGCGCTGGCTCGGCCTACGGCGCGGGCACAGCCTTGAAGGCCGCGCCTTTGGTTGGCAAAGGCTTTGATGTCGTCAAGGGCCAATGGGACAAGGTGCGCGGCACGGTCCCAGAGGATGAGCTGCTCAAGGATGTGGACAACCGCATCAGCAACATCTTCATCGCAGCAGGCGCTGCCGACCCCAACTTCATGAAGACGCTGACCGACGCTGCCAAAGCGCAGCAAGGCGTGTCCATCAAAGCGCCTGGCGGCGCTACCGTGCAGATGCCCGTGTCTGCCCTGCTGGCCGACAACCCGGTCATCAACAACTTCATCCAGAACCTGTCGTCGCGTGACCCTGTGTTCCGCGCTCAGTACGGCAACCAGTACGAAGCGGCCAAGTCTGCGCTGCTGCAAAACCAGATTCGCCTGTTTGGCGACCCAACCAAGGCTGTCGTCACGGCGACTGGCCCTGACTTGGCCAAGGCGCAGGCCCGCCGCGTTCGCTCGCTGGACGAACAGATCGCTGACGCCTACAAGAGCCAGTCGGTTGACCCCAACGTGTTTGGCCAGCGTGTGTCCAACCTGGTTGCGCAGAAAGAAAAAGCGGCCTACGCCGAGGTCAAGCCGCTGTACACCGAGGCGTTTGACATCGCCAAGGCCAAGAATGTGGAGCTGCCTGCCGGATCGGTGGACGACATCTTCAACTTCGTGGCTGGCGAGCGTGCGTCTGACGTGTTCAAGACGTTCCCGTCCATTTACAGCCGGGTCCAGTCCCGGTTCAAGCCTACGGCCACCGAGCCAAGCGCGATCTTGACTGCCGAAGGCGTGCCAATGACGCCTGGCGGCCGAGAGTTCAGCGCAGCCACGATTGAGGACTTGGACTCGCTCAAGCGCGAGATCAACCGCCAGTTGAGCAAGACCGACGTGCCCACCGACATCCGACTGCTGACCGAGCTGAAGCAGCGCGTTGGCGGCCACATCGACAACCTTGACCCCGATTTTGTCACCGCCTACCGCAACGCCGACAAAGCGTATCTGCAAAAGGTCGGCCTGCCGTTTGACACGGCCACGCTCGCGGCTGTGGACCGTAAGAAGTTCGTGGAGCAGATCGCGCCTGCCATCATCGGCAACAAGTCGAACGTGACTGAGTTCGTCAACGCCGTTGGCCCAGAGGGTACTCAACTGGTGCGCTCGGCCTTCTTGGACAGCTTCACCAACGCTGCGCTGAAGAACGATGTCTTGGACCCCAAGGCAGCGGCCAAGTGGCTCAAGAAGAACGAAGGTGGCGTGTCGATGGTGCCCGGCCTGCGCGAAGAGTTGCAAGGCGCAACGCAGGACGTACAGAAACTGTTGGCCGAACGGACCCGCCTGAACGCTGAGTTCCAGCGCGTGGCTGGCGACCAGATCATCAGCGCCCAGGGCGTGGGCAGCGCCCAAGACCTGGTGAACAAGATGTACGGCGACGTAAAGTTCACCAACAAGTTCATGCAGCAGTACGGCGCGAACAAGGATTCCGTCAACGCTGTGCGGGCATTTATGCTGGACGACTTGATCAAGTCCAAAGACCCTGTTGCCGCGCTGACCGATCGTAACAACGCTGCGGTGTTCAACCGCGTGTTTGGCCCGACCTACGCCCAAAAGGTGCAGGACTTTGTAACCGTGTCAGAGCGTCTGAACAAGGACATCACCAACGTGCCGTTCAGGGGTGAGACAGTGCCAAGGACGCCTATTGAGCAACTGACGGGCGTGCCGCCCGAGCAAATCCTTTCCCGCATCTACAACCCGGTGTCGGGCGCAACTTACGCCATCACTTCGCTGTTCAGCAAGTTCTGGGCTAAGAAGGCGTCTGAGGCCACCGAAGCGCGACTCAAAGATTTGCTGCTCAACCCAAGCGATGCCGTCAAGGTCTTCCAGGCTGTCCAACCCCGCGCCGCAGGGTTCGATCAGAAGAAGCTCCAAGACGCCATCGACATCGGGCGCAAGTACGGCATCCAGTGGGTCGCAGACGCTGCGCAAGACGCAACAACAGGCGCTGCTCGCGGCGCTGTCCAAGAGCCGCAAGAATAAGCGTCAGAGCCGTCCCTTGGCCAGCTCATGCTTATTCAGCGTGGGCTTGACACTGGGATGCGCCCGGCTGTGGATGCTGAAGGCTTTGTAGGCCACCAAGTTTTCCGCTGGGGTTAGGTGCGCGTAGGTCTGCGCTGCTCTTGGCTTAAACGCAGCATCCTTCATAAAGATGCTTGGGCGCGTGTCTTTCTTCCATTCAAACGGGCTCATGCTTGCTTCTCCTTAAACCCGCGCCATTTTTTACCCTGCATTCCAGTTCGCTTGTTTGCCAACTCAGGCTTGTATGCCGTGTCGCACCACCACTTGCCGTTCCAGAAGCTGTACCCAAGATAGCCAGCTAGGTCTGTCTCGTACACCCCGACATGTGTGGGTTTGGTTTTTGCGGGGAACCACGGTGTCATTTTCTTAGTCATGCTTTCCTCATCTTTAAAGTTTCTGCGCGGCAATCGTTCCAGCCTTGGATGTATTGGGGATGCTCACCCTCTCGCGTTCCAAACGCATCGGGGACTGCTGGCTGTGCTGCGGGTGGGGTGGTGTAGAGGGGTTGTAATTGATCAAAATGTTTTTCTTCAAAAAATCCTATTTTGGAATCCCACCATCCAACAGGCTCATAGTCCAGCCCCAACGCTCTGGCGTTCTCTGCCTTCTTGTCGAGGGCAAGGGCTTGCTTGATGGCGGCAAGTTCGTTATCTCT